CCATTCGGCAAAAAGCCAAAAACTGGTCTAAGGAGATAGCATGGAATTCGTATTTGAGTACACATTGAAAAGACCTGTCACAGTCGGCGAGCGGACAATAACAGAGCTGAAATTCCACCGTCCTAAAGTACGTGATTTTCTCGGTACGGACGGACACGATGCCAGCAGCGTCGGAGCAGACCAGGCGTTATGCTCAGCCCTTTCAGGCGAGCCGGAGGCGATTGTCCAGGCAATTGACATCGATGACTGGGCTGTTATCCGCCTTGAGCTTCAAAAAGTCTGGTACAGGTTTTTCGGCATAAGAACTGAAAAAAAAACAGAGCCGGACTTGGAAACAGAAAGCGCAGAGGAGAATTCCTGACAATCAGGGAAGCCCAGGACATTGTCTCTGACATGGTTGTAGACCTTATGGCTGTCCTTCCCGGAATAAGCTACGAGACAGCCATGGGCTTTTCCTGGTCTGAACTAAGTTTCTGGCACGAAAAGACAAAACGACTGAGAGGACATAAATGAGCGAGATAAAAGCGGGCGTACTGCTCTCTCTGAAGGACAAGTTCTCTCAGGGAATAAAAAACGCCGGCTCTGGTGTAGAGACGTTCGCGTCAAAAGCGGCTTTCGCCGTCAAGGGCATAGACAAGGCTTTTTCAGGTCTTGGAACAGCGGCAGGCGCGCTTGGAGTGTCGCTTTCAGTCGGAGCCGCCACAAAGGAGATAATCAGCCTTGACAACAGGCTTACACGAATCGGGCTGACAGCCGACGCGTCCGCAGAGCAGATTGCAGCTCTGAAGCAGAAAGTTTTTGACGCGGCTTCGGACTCAAACATAAAAATAGACACGACAAGCATAAACGACGCGCTCGATGTCGTAATGACAAAGACAGGCGACCTGAAATATGTTGAGGACAATATCCGCAACATCGCGATAGCAATTCAGGCGACCGGCGAGCAAGGCTCTTCCATCGGCTCTGTATTCTCAGAATTTCAGAAGTTCGGGTATACAGCCGACCAAATATCAAAGCTGATGGACGACATGGTCAAGCAGGGAGACCAGGGAGCTTTCACATTCGGTGAATTCGCGAAGGCTGGCTCTGCTGTAATTTCCGCATACTCTCCAATCGGAACTGCTCCTGACGACATTAAAAGAGCCAACGCCGCGATGCAGATTATTATGATGGGCACAAAGAGCGCAGAGATTGCCGTCACAGCTCTCGGCTCCGCAATGGCTGAGCTAAGCAGCCCTGACAAGCAGGCGAAGCTCATGGCTATCGGAGTGCGCGTCCGCGACGAGTCCGGCAAGTTCCGCGACTTCAACGACATCATGGCAGACCTGCTCAAAATTTCAGAGAAGGTCGGAAACACTGATTTTCTTGGAAGCATTTTCGGGCAAAGCTCGATGCAGGCAATCCGCGCATACGGCAACTTCTACAAGGATATGTATCCGAAGCTCATGGAGCATCTGGGCATGCAGCCGGAGTACTTAATCGATAAGCTGATTGAACAGGCAATAGAAAACGCAGAGCGTACCTATTAATAGAGAATCAGGCTCTGAATAGAACCATGACGAAAGGAGCACTACAGCAAACAATTGCTGTAGCAACAAAACCATGAAACGAGATGCCATTGGCGTATTTGATTCTGGAATGGGCGGTCTGACAGCAGTCAAGGAACTGAATCGAATT